TTAACACCAGCGATATTTAAGTCGGTGCCATCGTGTGCGAAGTCAACATAAATCGTCGGTCTTGTTACAACCCCGCCTGAAGCGTTTCCTATTCGGAAACTATAACCGTCCTGAATCCAAACAGCCTGCGTTCCTGCGTCAACTACGAACGACCATTCGTAATCTTCAAAACCTCCAGTTCCGGTAGTTCGCAATACGACCTCGCCGCCCTGAACGTAACTACCTACCTCAACTGCTTGAGTACCATTGAGACCGAATACGGCTAAGTCGCTAAGTATGTCTGAGGTTTCAAGCAGAAATTGGTTATAAAAAAGATCCCCTTCAACTGGTTTTGCGCCAGCGATAGTTTCAGAACCACCACCCCATTGAGTTGCACCACCAATATAGGCGTTACCGCCGAGGTCGAGCTTTATACCATACTGACCGAGCGAGGGTGTTGCTGCCTCAACACTAAAAGTGCCGTAAGCATCATCGGCAGTAACAGTATAGGAACCACCACCGGCAGAAGTAAGCACTATGTCAAAAGTGTTACTATCCAGATCACCACCTAGTTGCGGCGTTAAGTCCTCGACAACATTTATGGTGCCAGCACCTCTAATACCTTGGGCCCAGTTAATGGCGGTTGTTCCAATGATAATTGGTAGCGCAGAGGTGACGCGATATACGACAGGCTCGGAAGCATTCACACCAGCAAGCACGATCGTATTGAGCGTCACATCTCTGTTGCCATCGAAGTCTGCCGAACGATTCCAAGTACTGCTTGTGACATCATAGATGCCGTTTTCAACCGGATTAGTCTGGTCCTTCACAAGGACTCGATCGCCAGAGACAACAGCAACACCGTTGACCGTCTGCACACCATCAAGGACGAGGTTCACATCGGATGCCACCACACAAGGAGATTTGATAGCTAAGCTAGAAACCAACCCGTTAAATCGATCAACAGAATTCCCAACCATTACTTGTCCACCGTTCCCGTAAAGTATTCATACAAAGCAACATCATCATCGGACATCACGGCCTCGACAAATCTGTTCACCTGTGTCGAAGGCAGATGGAATAGTGTACCACCCACCTTAACTCCAGCCTTAATCGCAGCCTCGTCAAATTCACCCTGGTCTACCTGCTGGCTAAACTTCCACGTATCCATGACGAGCGCACCAAATGGTGTGTTTCCTGACGCATACTTGGCAGCGTTTATCTCTCTCACCATTGGTATGCCTGACGTAACAGACTCAGCCGTCACAGATGCCAGCCATCCAACAACCGATTGATCGTCATCGTCATCTCCGGGTAGTCGACCGTACAGGAGAGATGATGCAATGCCTTCAATCATAAACAGCAGGATGTAATCGGTCAGCGCGTATGTCACTGACTTGACGCTGCGATAGTCGGTTCTTTTGTGTGTTTCATAGGCCAGATTGCCCTTGGCAAGCATGTACGATATTAGCGTTGTCCACATACGAATAAACTGAGACTGCCTTGATCGAGTACCAAGGGTGCCGCGCTCTATGCCAGATCTATCAGAAAAGAATCCGGACGTCTGTGACGCCTCAACCTGTGTGTCAGCATATATCCCAGCCTTTTCTTCACTAAGGCCAATCTCGTTGATACCCTTCTCGTAGGCTCCCATCCATGTAGTAACGTCAACTACTGACTGCATCTTTGCAATAGGATAGAAATAATAATGGCCCATGCTATCCAGCAAACCCTTCGCTTTTGTGGGTACTGGACCAAAAAATGACTTCAGAAAATTCTGCGTATCCTGAACATCTTTATCCCATGTCTGAAGGACTCCATAGCGAGCCTCCATAAACTTCGACTTTTCCATCACCATCTTATAGTTTCCTACTGGATTTGAGATGAACTTGCCGACACCGATCGCATAATTTCGAGAGCCAATAACCGCGGCAGACTGAAATATTCCAGTAAGCTGCAGAGCCGTAACATAGACGTTGAATGCTAGCTTGGACTTTGTAAAACCAACTCGCGTCCATGCCAGACTCTTTTCCCAGACAGATTGGGCTGGAAGCTCACCGACCGCAGAGTCGCTAAGCCATAACTTCAGCTCTTTTATCGCAGATAGGTTTCCGGTATTTTTCGCAGCCCTTTCAACTTCCTTACTATTCAGGATTCGGTTTACTAGATTAACCTCATCGCCAAGCGTCAGATCTCGGATCAGTTCACGAATGTTTGAATCAATGGTATTGAGGCTTAGCTTAACTATCTTGCCGTGATTATTGAGACGCTCGTAAGTTGCTCCGGCTCTAGTGTTGATGCTGACGTATGTTCCATTCGTTACCCGATTGAAGTAATCATCAAAAGCAGCCTCTCGTTGATCCTTCTGCTCACTCTTAGTAGCTATTCCACTACTATGATCGCTGTTGTAGCGGAGAGGATGATAGCCGCCACGGACAGATATCATCTCCCCGTCGACAGTTCTAATCTCAAACGGTAATGCCTCTACGCGCTCTGGAGCTATACCGCGGCGCCTCTTCTCAGTCTCTGCCATCTCTTCATAGAAACTTCCCTCGTAATCCCAGACTGCCTGAACAAACGCCCAATCCCTTTTGTCTAGTCGAGCTAATGCTTGAGCAACGCCCTGTTCTGGATACGCCTGAGACTCTATGCCGTTTTCATCCGTCAGCGTACCGCCGAGGAGTGCAGCACGATTACCCTCGGTTCCCCAGTTCAGGGCTATCGAAAGAATATCTGCCTTGGACATCTTTTCGCCAAGGGTTTCATCTTCAATCTTTTTGGCTAATCCCTTCAGCTCATCATTGCTGTAGTGCTCGCGATAGATAGCAGCAATATCCTCAGCCGCCTTATGCTGGCGAGGAATAAGTTTCTCAGCGTAGGCACGACGTATAGGTACGACAATCCTCTGAGTTACAGCACCAAAACCAGATTTATCAAGGATCCTGGCAATGGAGCTGGTACGCAGCCAGTGACCAATGCCTTCCTTAATGCTGCGCTTAATAACCTGACCGCCAGTAGGCTCTCCGAGTGGGATCTTTTCCTTCTTGCTGTTCTCTCTAATGCTTGTTGCTACGTCGTCAACAGCCTGCTGAATAATAACTCTCTCACCATTTATGACGATCTCATACTGCGTCTTGCCTTGGTGTTCAAGCTGCTTGACGACATCCCTAATGCCAGAGAATTCCTCAACCGTAAGCTCTTTCCAGTTTATCCCGCCCGGTGTTTGAAGTGACTGCAACACAGATTGAGGCACGATGAGAGTGCCATCTTTAACACCATCCATGATTGCCGCAAACATCTCAGCATTAATAGCGTTCTGATCGAGCTTCTTGTTCGAGACGTTGCGGAAGTTAATGCCTTCTATTACGGCATCAATCTTCTCAAGAACCCCTGCCTTACCCATTCTGATACGCTTCGACTTCTTATCAAAACTCTTCAGGTACTTCTGGTCTCGAACGGCCTGCTCCTTAGCTCGTGTTGCAGCACGATATGCCTCGTGATTAATGACCTGCAATCTCTTCTGAGCATAGGCGTTCTCATAGTCTTTCTTAGCCATAGCCTCAAACGCCAGACGACCAGCCTTACGCTCGGCCATGAGGTAGACATTCGGATTAAGATCACGAATACGTTTACCATCAATGATCTTATTTGCCGCTGCCTTGATATGAGCAAGGCTATCGCCAGTCGGAACCTGACCCTTGTTGGCTGCGATCGAACTACGCTCAGCATCGGTAGCATCCTTCTTGGCCACCGACACAGCTTTGGCATGTTCATTCATCAGCTTTTTAGCGGCCTTCAATTCAACCGCAAGAATTCTTGAGCGCTTATTGGTATGAACCGCTCTGGTGGCATCATTGATGATGTCAGGATTATTGACTGGATTAGGGTGCGCCTCATCCATTCGTTTCTTGGCCTCATCCTTAATGAACTGCTCCATCTTCGGAGCTTTAATCATCGCCTGAATCAACTCATTCCCAGAGTTATAGCCAAACATCATGGCAGCCTCATCGACATTAACTCCGCCTCCAGCCTGATACACAGAGTACTTGCCGCGGCCCGGTAGGCGCTTCATAAATTCCTTGCCGTAACGATCAACAAGATCTTTACCGCTCAGCTTAAATGGCATAATTGGTGGAGTCTCACCATTCGGCAATGTCCCGCGCTGTAGCAGATAGAGAGCACGATAGACCTTCTCCATCTCAGCCTCGGCACGAACCTCAGCCTCCATCTTTTTAAGTTCCTCACGCCACCATTGCTGCTCAGCCCACTTCTCGGCCTGAATCATCTTATTGGATTCGATGTCGACAATCTCATCATGGGCTGCTGCCATGCTGGAGCGATACATATCAAATTTTCGCTGGCTAATTCCCATCTCTTCTGCTGTGGCATACAAAGCAACGTAGCCCATGTAATCCTCAGAGGCCTTAATCTGAGCATCAGTAGCTACCAGCCGATCGAATACACCACGAATCTCGTCGTTCAGCTCCTCACCTGGATTAAGTAACTGAGTGAGTTTTTTGTAGACCTGAATCATCCAACCCTTGAATGTAGAAAACAGCGGCTGAAGTTCAGCAGTTGGAGCTACGCCCTCACGAAGATAGACTTCAAATGATCTGGCAAATAATTCATGCTGATCTGTGCCAACCTCGGAGCGTTTGTTCACGCCAAGGTATTTTAGAATCTTTGTATAGTCATCAATTAGATCTGGATTGGCATCAGGCATCTCAGCAAGATCAGCCATCATCTCTAAATAAAGGTGAGCCGACTCATGGAACCAAGACGACAGATCCTTGGACTGAGACAATCGAACCATCGCTCCGCCTTCTTTCTGGAACGTAATAGATGCTCGGTTCTTATCCTGAAATAGAGTTTGACCCTCCATCGCAGCAACCTTGATTTTCTCAGTAATATCGAAACCGTGCTGGACGTTTACGAAACCTCTGGTCATGTTGTCGAGCCAATCACGAGCCTCGAGGTAGGTATCGAATCGAGGAGAGATCTGCTTGCGACCGGCATCGGCTGCCTCTGCCGTAGCAAAGTCCAACACCATTCCGCCACCAGTCCAAGCTGATACATAAAACGCTTCTTTGTCGACGACGCCCTCCACTAATGCACCGCCGCCTTTACGCTCTATCTTGGCCTGTCGAGGTTGGTCGCCGCCCTCCATCTGGATGCCAAACCGCTTGACCTTTACGCTCTTATCCAGCTTGCTCAATGCTCTGTTGGTGACGTTGACCATCAGCTCGTCATAGCGCTGACGTAGCCCCTTACCCTCCTCGTCGACCATATCAACAGCAGTCAGGCTTGGCAGACCATCACCAAAAGCCATGTCATCCCGAATCTCCTCAATGCCCTCCTCATACTCAGCCATCTGGTAGTCGCCACCACCCATACGCACAATCTCACCATTCTGATCGATCATAACGTATGCCGATCCGCCCTCCATCCACTTGCGCTCATACGTGCCAATGAACGGGTCGTCATCCTCCAGCACAATCACATTGTCTGGGATCTCGTCGTTCACAACATCAGACTGGAGCCATACCTGAAAGATGTCATAGGCTGATCTCTTGATATCAATTTGGCGCTTCAACTCCAGCACACGCTCAGCTCCGAACACTAATTCAAGAGAGTCCATCGTGTGATGTTGACTTTGGATATATCGACCAGTCTCGTCGTAAGTGGCAAGCATCTCGTCACGCGGATCCCATGTGATCTCACTGAAATGCTCATTGATGTCGTAGCGTTGCAACTGCTGGGCGCCAGTGGTCCACGTTACCTGATCGTAGCCACCCTCAACTGCCAGCCTGATGATGCGCTTCATAGCTAGCTCGGCCCATGCGTCACCCTTGAATGGCATGTTCGGAGTTGGGCCACCAGCTTGTATCTTCTCGTTTTCCTTGTAAGCCTCGAGCCATCTGTTCATTTGGGCGCGTTGTTTCTTGGATAGGTCCTTAACATTTAATAGATTTGAACCGCCCTGCATGGGGGTCCTGTCACCTTCCAGCTTGCCATCCAACATGGCGAACTCATTCATCTCTATTTCTACCGACCATTTCCCTCCGGAGTTGGCTTTGAATTTCTCTAGCATAGCCTTGGTTTCAAGTTTTACCTTGCCGACCTTATTGAGAGAACGCATCTTCTGTTCATTGGTGTAGTTGTACCCATCAGTCAGGCCAGCCTGATGCAGGTCGCTCTGGGTCTCATCAACATGAAGTATCTTCTCGCCATTCGGACCCAAACGGTCGTTCACTCTCATCCACGCAATGATATTTTCCTGCGGGAATGCGTGACTATCGAAGTTGACTCCACGAGGCGCGTCTACAGGCTTATTGTCAATGATGTACTGCTTTGCCTTCTCAATCGTGTCGTATGGATCCTTGGGGATCTGAAATATCTGTGAGATCCGTCGAGCAACCGCTGAGCGATACGGACTGCTGGCATCGATGTACCAGTATTTCTCATTCTGGCTATCTTCATACTCTCTGCTGTCATTGATTGCTGCTGGAAAACCTATTTCATGCAGATCTTCCTGGAGATATTTATAACCGCCAACTGCAGGAACGTGAAGCACGATCTCGCGATGATTTATTGCCATCGACCCGCTAGAAACTGTTGGAAGAGTCCAGTCTGTCCACCTTACTTGACCAGCCGAACCATCCTCACGCGATTCTTTAAGAAGGTACTCATCAATAGCCATCTCGGCATGGTAAAGGCTCTGCCCATTTACCCCAGTTATAATATCGAGCCACTCGCCAGTATCGTCGACCTGCACAGATACGTTGCCAGCCTCTAAATCTTCGATAACCGTGAACGAGCTTCCACCGTTGTAGTTTAGGATTCGAGCGTCATAGACAGTGACGCCCTCCTGCACCTCACCATCCTCGTCTATGTAAAGATCAGAATTTTCCATCGGCTCAAAGCTGCCCACGGTAGGATGATCGCCTTCGCCACGATAGAAAGTTTCTGTAACCTGTACGCCACCCTTATCGATGAACTCGATGATCTGATCGCGAGTGATAATAAATTTATCGTTATACGGCTTGCCATCAATCCCATCCTGCATAGCCTGATTTAATTCTAAGCCCTCCATCCAGCTCTCAACATCAACAGCATCAAGCTCCTGCTGCTTGACATTGGGCTGCTTCTTGAGAGTCTCCAACATCTCCCGAATCGTGCCCTTCTCTCTAGGCATTGTTCTGGCCGCAGTAAGCAATCCAGACGTCAATCCGATATCCGACTGAAACAGGGTGCGCTCGCCCTTATTGCTAAGCTCCTGGGTGAACTCTGTCAAGGCGTCATGGCGAGTCTGAGTTTCATCAATGTTCTCGCCGACCTGATACTCCTTGAATACAATGCCGCGCTTCATAAGGATTGCCCTAACATCTGCCGAAGCATCAGTCGGTATAATGGCGCCAGCAAACTCCTCAAACAGTACGGCTCGTTGTGGCTTAGCCTCAAAGTACGGAACTGGTACGGCCATCCAAAACATTGCCGCTTCCATACCCTCGTCGACTAGCAGCCCCGGCAGCATCCCATCTGTATCCCTGAATCCCTCACGAACAAGATCCTCTTCAAGATCATTGGCAGTAGGAAGCCCATCTCGCGTTGCCCATCGAACGACAGCTCTTCGAGCTGCATCACCAGCCTCGAAATGATCGACGTAACCGTTAGGTCCAATGTTTGTGTAGTAATGAGCAATGTCGCCAATCCATGAATTCATCTTTGCTTGAGACTCTTCACGCAAAGCAAAAACGGCATCCTTGTCCTCCATGATAAGTTCAGATCGCTGGCGCATCTGCTCTAGCTTCTTGAAGCGTAGTGCCGCAACAGCTCGCATTAGACCCTCGTTCATCATGTTATCCATGAACTCAGTTCCCTTGAGCTTTCCAGTCATCGACCTAACGATGTTCTCGAGGTTGTAATCAACCCACTTGCCATTGACTTTCAGACGGGGCTCGCCAAACATAGAGTTGACTCTTTTTTCTACCCAGTTCTTAAACTCGATCGGCGACGGCGTATCCCTACCCAGGGCCAATCCAATAACATTAAGCATTGATTTATTGGTGCCAATGCGTCCGTTTAATAGATCGGTATTCGATAGGGTATCAAGCTCACGAGTGTTCTTTCTCTTGACATCTTCTTGTAATTCCCTGAACCGCATCTCAGCCAGAGTGCCATCACTGTTGAACAGCCCAGATTCATTGATGTACTTGGAAACCTTTTCATTGAGCGTTGACTCATCGGTAAATCGATGTTGGAATCTCTCACGAACAGACTTCTCCATCGCTGCTTTGACAACATCGCCAGCCTTTTTCATTGTGGCTCTACGACGCGGATCCTCCCACTGATAGTTCAGCTCTCTAAAGCCACCACTAAAAAACTCGACAACTGGTTCATCCCACGACCAAGAAAATTTCGGAGTTACATCACGCTTGACTGGTGTCAGATCCTCACCAAATACCTCTTTCAGATACCAAGCCTTAACGGCATTACTGTCCATCAAGTGCCACATCATTAGCTGAGGATTAGGATGGTCCCTACCAGTCAGATCCAGGTAATAACCAAGATTTGACGTATTGCCCTCCCATTCATAAACATAGGGAAGAACATCGCGCCATAGAGAATCTCTATCAGCAGCCTTTGGCTTCTTGAAGTCTGGCGATGGGAATCTTGCTGTATAACCATCGGCATCAAAGATTGGAATTTCAGCCGGGTCGCCAAGTAATTCAGTACCAATAAGAGTGATGTCGCCGAAACCACTAATGTTTCCGCCTTCTTTAATAACCGCTAACGATGGAACAGCAAGGCCTCCCAAGTCATCGGCAAACTTCAACTTCTGAGCGTTTAGGTTATGCACAACCATCAGGCGAGGAAGGCCGGACTGGTAGAACGACTTGCCTTCTCTAATATTAAGAATGGCATCGCGATGAAAGTAGGCTTTCTCAAGCTCTTTATTTAGCTCAACGAATCGATTCTGAATATCAATCTTTCGTTGTTCCAGCTTGCGATACCCGGCAACCATCTCGAGCGCGGATCCAGACAAACCAAGATTTTTCAATCCAGCAGTCTCTTTTGACCGGAAAGAAAGCTGAGTCATTGCATCGAGGAGCTGCCTTTCATCGGTAACGTCGACATAAGCACCAGTATCCTTATTGGCATTAAGTCGAACACGTTGAACAGCGTGTAAAGCATCTATAACGTCGGTGTATTCGCTCGATAGCTTCTTCGCCTCAGTCCTCAATTCCTTTTTTGTTTCTTCAATCTGCTGCAGCTTACGAGCTTGGAATTCAACCAGCTTTGTAATGGTGTTCTCGAAAGGTGCTAACGTCGCACCTTCATTGCGAGCGCGGTTAGCGATGTCCACAACATTCTGGTAAGCCATGAGCGTTGCAGCTCGAATAGCCTGAGATTCAGTCATGCCTGCAGCTAAGGCGTTCTCAATCGCGACCTTCTGGGCATCCGATACCGGAATGCCAGCTCGCTCCATCTTTTTGATGCAATCCTTCAGCGCCATTACTGATTTCTCATATTCAGGAATGCAATGATGATAGCCATTATTTCATCATCTTCCCTGATAATATTTATTTTACGACGCATACCTGGAGGAAACGTCTGACCCGTTGGAACATCAAACGCAAGCGTCAGATGGCCACGAACCGCCGCTATGCTCAACGGACTGTTCAATGACCCTTGTGTTGCAATCGCTATTGGTGAAATAGCCATTACGGTTGCCTGTCCATCGTTGTGCTGCTGATGCCGTCGCCAGAGAAGTTAATGTCTATGGTGGCATTAGCATCATCAACACCTGTCGGCAGGATTGTAATCGAGTTACCAACTTCTAATCCAAGTATGCGCCATATTTCCAAAAGCTGCGTCGTTTGGGCCGCAGTAAGACCATTGCCAGCAGTAACATCGATTGCCGATAGAGATGCTGAGTCAAGATGGAACTCATGGTTAGCACTGTACGTCGTTACGTTATGAACGATCCGCATGATGACTTTGTTGCTCAATGCCCGATCAATATGCCGCTCGTAATAAGTATGCGTGGATTCACTATCAGAGTTTGTATTATCAATAAACCGATCATGTAGCAGTTCCCATGACACCGACTCAACATTCCAAGCCCACAATTCAAGATAGTGCGAGTTCGGTGCCCCGGTGTAGCGGCCAAAGGTGGTGAACACTCCGGCTCGCTCATCTGCCGACGCCAGATTGAAAGTGAACTCCATCGTCAGACCGTCAGCAACAGTCTCATCAACCTGCCAGTAGACGTTATCGCGGATGTCAATGTTCGCGGATGTTCCAGTAACCACGGTGCCAAAGATGACGGTTGCAGAGGCAGGAGTTAAATAGACAGTAGATGCAAAGGCCGACAGGTCTGATTTGGTTGCCAACTCCTCGCCAAAAGTGCCGACAGTTTCATGCGAAGATGTTTTTGTATTCCAAGTTGTTGCGGCTATATCGAGCTTGTCTTGAGCGGTAACTGCAGACCCTCCAGTCACGAGTACACCAGCAGCAGAAGTGTTGTTGACCATGCTCACCAGTACGTTAGGCACGAAGATGTCAATGCCGTTGTTGACGTTGACCACGTTGCCGCCGCCCACTGTGAGCGTACCTGAGACACTAAAACTTTCTATTCTCCACTGGTCGTTTAGCACCACATTTAAGAAGGTGGAAGAACTGCCAGTCAGTGTTACAGGGTTGTAGAAAGTAGCAATCGGCGGGAATGGCATTGCTACCACATCATCCTGTGCGTCATGGATGGCTTGCTTCAGGTCGGCGGCAGTAACAACAGTTACCCCAGCCTCTATGTGTATGTGCTGGGCTATCCAGTCGAACGTGTAGTCTGTTGTTCCGACTGTCACCGTTAGCATATCTGCCATGCTATTCGTCCAACAGCATGGAAACGGTTGAGCTAAAACCGCTGACGCTGCTAACTGTGCCTACTATCGTAGCTGCCTGATGATACGGTGATCCTGACGAATCACGTATGAATCCCTTGAATGGCTGACTGGAACTAAACGCTCTGGTATCTGATACAACTCCCGCGGCACTTGTTAGGGCATGGATAATCACGCCAGAGGCAACAGGTGATCCGGTAGCTGGACTTACTGTTCCAGAGTCTACTGCGTAGGTGTAGCTATTCACGCCAGTAACAGTAATGACAGCCACCTTGTTGTAGCCGTTCTGGGTGGCACCGCGTATTACTACGTTAGTACCGTCTGGAATCGCATGACCTGTATGCGTGACAGTTGCAGTCCCTGCCGTCTGCGTGATTGTTACCGCATCCTCAAAGGGAAGCGGTCCAGTACCGTCAGAGGTTTCTATTAGAACCCTGGCGTTTTGCAGATTTGCACCAAGGTAGTTTTTGACGTTTATCGTCGTTGTGACCGGATTGACAACAACCACAACCGTTCCAGTGCCAGCGTTATAGACTAGATTGGCCGCAAGATTACTGCCATTGATGACGTTTATTGTATATGTTTGTCCACTTGCAACGCTCACCCGAACAGCCTTATCCCCATTCACCGTTGTTGAATATCCGGTAAACAAGTTTCCGTCACAGTCGTCTGACCTTGTTGCGGAAATAGTCCCTAAATCAATGGCCCATCCGGTTCCCCCGGTGTTGGTAAAGTCATGATTTTCTATCTTGTCGAAATCATCCGTGGTCACAAAGGCAACCGAAGTAGCCGTGTTGTGCAGCGATGTCGCACCGCCTGAAATAAGGTCGCTGGCAGCGGTAAGCGTTACCGCATCACAGTTCGAGAATGACGGATCAGTCAGCGTAATGCTGCCCGGAACGATAGTCTGACACTCAATGAACTTGTCACTGGTGCTGGTGCAGAGCGTATTCAGCGTGATTATTTCACCGAACAGGTACGTTGTTCTCAGGCTGGTATAGGCATCGCCAGCGCCAAGATTTGAGGTAAGCCTGAATGGGACCGCACGAGACACACCCTTGAACGTATAATCAACAAGGTCCAAGTTCGTGACGCCAGTTGTCGCGTCAGCTAGAACAATGCGGTAATAGTCAGGTGCTAAGGACGGTACAACTGTCGTGCCGCCTGTGCCGTTGTTCACCGTAAGGTTGGAGAACACCAGCGTACCGAGGCTATCCTGAATGTAGGTCGTTAATGTCGCCGCGCCAAACGTAAGACACCCTTCCACTTTAAGCGAGCCGCCGACGTTTTGAAGCAGGCCGTATCGAGCAGTATCGGCAGCAGCGCAATCATCAAACGTGTGTCTTGCTCCTGACGTACCGCCAGTGAATGTTATCCCCTGTCCACCTGTGCCTGATCGAATAGCGTCGAAGTAGCAATTCTGCAAGAACGCTTCACCCTTCGACGCACTGATGTTTCCTTCATATCCGATTGAAGTGATGTTTCCAGTTGGCGCAGTACCAACGCTAGCGGCAGGGCGATCGCCCGGATCGAGGTTCAGAATGTAATGGAACCAGCCGCCCACATAGCCCTTGTCCAACCCGGTGGCAAAGTACAGCGCCGCGCTGCCGCCCAATAGATACAAGCAGCAGCCACCAACAGCAACATTGCGCACCGGGTACAAGTCACGAAACCAGATATGAAGGTGCGTATCTGTTCGTGTGACGTTGTTACCAGCATCAGTGCAACCACGCAGGTTGGCAATCGTCGGACCTGATACAGGACCTACTGACCCGGAGTGGCCAATGGCCGCGCAGTTCGCGCCCTGAAGCTGAATAACAGTTTCAGACTGCTGCGCGTTGCCTGTTCCGAGACTCGTTGGAGAGCCCGGATCGAGGACAACATCGGTAAGCTGGCTTGTTAAGGTAATTGCCATACCTTTTCCTAACTATCCAGTACGCGCGATGCTGCTTGTGTGCCTCCGGTAGAACCAAGTATTGCCACAGTCTCCCACGGCACTATCGGATTTACTGCCGGGGTTCCGACATAACCATTACGCACCCTCACCAAGAGATTTCGGGGAGCAAGGTAAACCACCGTCACACTCTCCGTTGTGGTAACTGCCTGTTCATCGAGCCAGGTTGGGAAGTAGTTGTTACCGTTGGCCACCGAATCATTGTCACCCGTACCACTGAAGTTATAGGATGGAATGGTGTACGTCGATCCTGAGTAGCTAGTGTAAGGAATCTTGACGTAGCGTCCCTCATCATTCTGCAAGCGGATAGAACCCGTTGCTGGAACGTCAGTTGGGATCGCCGTGGTCACAACAATCGAGGTTACAGCGGCGCCGTTGATAGGACCGACTACCGTATCGAAGGTCAGATTAAGCAAGCCGCCAGACGCAGGGCCAACCAGAACGTAATCTTCTTGACCACCCGTAATGTCCAAACCAGTAACATTGAAAGCCACATTGTTCGGCGGGTTAAGTGGGTTGCCATCGAGTGACGTTACGGTGTCATTCACCGCAAGGTCGGCAGGAAGAATACCCAGACCAAATGCACCAATGATCGCTGAACCAGTGGAAGCTCCAACGAACGGCAGCGAAATCAACTCTGCGGTGACTGTACCTGCTGTCGCAGTACCCGACCCTGTAATTGTGCCAGTCGGCGGTACACCCGTCAGAAGCTGAATCCACATTTCAGTACCGGCGGTCGTACTATCAATAGCCAATAGCTGACCCGTACCACCTGTCCATGTCAGGGCTTCGGGTTCTACAAACGTACCAGCCGGAGCCGAGATTACTACGTGATGGGTAATGCCTCGGAATACGTCACCCGGAAGGCCATAGAGACTCTGGTCAACATCACGAGCCGGGGTATCAACTCCGATACCAGCAACACGAGACTGAATCCACTTCGCTCGCTCGTAGAATTGATTGATCGTAAATGTGGCTTTAGTCCAGTTCGAGTAGTAGAACTCGTTGGTCGTGTCAGAGTTAGCATCAAGAGGAGTGTAGCCTTCGCTGGCATTGACTATCGTGTCCCACGTAGCAATCGTTCCTGCGGCGGTGTTGTTGTTCAAGTCATTATTCGCGGTTAGTGCGAGTGTATTGTTGCCTCGGTTAGTACCGCCACCAATCGAGAACTCGGTGTAGACCGTACCCAACTCTCGCTGCGTACCAACCAAGCGCCGACCGTCAATGTCTACACCAGCAGTACGGACTTTAATTAAGAAGCGATGAGTCGTAGAAGATGGAGCATCCGCTACAGCCGTAAGCATCTTGGGCTGGTTCCAGAAGTCATTGATTACGCGCGCACCATTCTGAATAATCTGAATGTTGGTCGAGTTACCAAAGCACTGGATACCGTCATAGATATCCGCGCCACCATTGTAGGTGATGGACGTATCATAGATGTGTTCTTCTGGACCTTCAGCCGTGGCCGAGGTCAGGATGTAGCCGTTCAAAAGGCTGACGTTAGTATCCGCGCCGAGTCGCTGAGATGGCACAAGGTCGATAATCGCGATCTGATCGTCACCCGTATCGGATGGCGCGTCAGCCAAATCCATCAATGCCCTGTGAAGCTCAATACCTGTGACATACGTCGGGGCTGTACCCGCGTGTAAGTCTCCGATGTACTCGATCTCTTTAGTCGCTCGAGTAATTTTCCAGTCTGCTGCTACCCATGCCATGTCTTTATCTCCTTAACCGATTTTCAGTTCCATCTGTGAGTATTGATGTTTCCATCAGTGTTTAGTAGCTTGGATTGGAGTAGCAACAACGCGCTGCATGGCTCCACCCTCTGAGCTTCTTTGGATATCAAAAGTGTAAGAAATAGCCTCTCGTTGAGCATTCGCCTCATGTATCTGAGTCAGAACATCGCGCAGAGGGCCTAAATCTATTGGGCTGCTTGTCCCAAACGTCTTAGACGTTTGAGCCCGAATCATTTTCTGGAGAGTTGCTAAAACCTCGAGCTGGGACTGGCTTCTAAGTTGGTCTGCAGCCATGCGAGTAGAATTCTGTTCGATCATTTCATTGAGCTTTTCGATAAGTTCGCCAAATCGCGCTACCTCACGAGTCTCAGGATCGATCTTCAGCTTTGAAGATTCTGACAATTCATGCAGTTCTTTATCTGTGAGCTTTCTAACCATTCAGACAATCTGCCAGTTGTTTCAATACGTTACGTTCGTTTACCGCTCTTTCATAAGCATCCTGGGCACTTTCAGTCAGCGTTCCCATTCGGCCATTTGGCAACACGACTCTATCAGTAAATGTGACATCTTTGAAATTCTGATTTTCAGCCAGCCGCGGTCGCATTGCCTCAGCCCTTGCTAGCATCGTATCAACATTAACTGGGTCGTTAGTTAAATTCTTACTGGCAGTTGTCATCGCTAATATGAGATCCGTCCATTCGCTCAATGAATTACTATCAGACTGCGCTAGGGTCTTTACCCCATCCATATACTTGCGAACTTGGGCGTTCGTCATATTGTTGAGATCCAGACCTTCCTGATCGAAAAAGTCCTGTGCCTGCTGGAGCTGGCCGAGCAACTCCTCAAGATCTTGGTCGACTTTGGCGGTACGGCTAAATACCTGATCGCCACCAAGTTCGCGATCTAAAGCCTCCATCAGTACATTCGAGTCGTATTCGGAGATATAACCACCCTCATACGCCAACTCAGCAATAGCGTCGATCGACTTCCCAGTCTTGCTGACTGTTCCAGGACGAACCTTATTCAGGTCCCTAGCCGATAGTTCGCCACCCTGATCCTGTATTCCTCCAACACCCCTAATCATGTCAATTAGGCTGTCACCATAGATATCTCTGGTATGTGGAAAATCACCTGAACGAACTCGATCAATAAGGGGATCAAGATCCATATTGATGTCCTCACCAGCCTGAGTCAGTGATGCTGGTAGCTCGCTCGAAATACCAGCCAGAGTCGATTTATGCAGCTTCATAGGATCAATGCCAGCCTGCTGAGCCTTATTCATAATAACCAGAGAGTGCAGTTGAGCCATCTTTTCAGCGACACTCTGGCTGTATCGACCGCCGCTAACCAACATGGCGGTTGTATCCTTACTAATTTCATCCTGAACAGTGGTATCAAATTCCTCGCCGAGAGCCTTCTTGATATTTGCTATGTGAGTGTCTTGTTCGGCAAACCAAGCCTCACTATCTCGCTGCGTCATATCGCCTTCGCGAATACGCAAATCCTTTATTAGACCTCCGTGGTGCTCCGTAGGCGCGATTTTGTCTATATACGTGGCAAATGGGATCACTATGTCGACATCGGTCGCATTAGACTCTTCTGTGTCGATACCAAGCTCTAATGCGGCCTGCTCTGGATCTATCCCCTGCCCCTGCCAGTATTTACGCCATCCAGTGGAGTCGACTCGAATCTCGGTCAGGGGCCCTTTCTCCTGAACACGTTCAACAAACTTCTTCCATGCGGGTTTCGACTTTTCTCTGGTCTCAGAATTTTCAGCCGCATCGCCAAGCTGACGCCACTGTGCTTGCTGCTCCTTGGCTGCCTTGGCTCGGATAGCGTCTCTTCTGACATTAACCAACGGTCCTGCACTAGCAATAATTCCTACTCCATACATCGTCTTAATGGCAATGTCTTTCATCGAGTCGAAGTACTCTTCCTGAGTGATTGGCGCCATCTCAGGTCGATTGTCACCAGCGTTTCGGGCTCTGGACTTTAGAATTTCACGAGCGGCTGTCTGTGCAGATTCTTGTAGAACCTCAGTAGTAATCTCAGTTGCTACACCCTCTCCATACTGCAATGTCATGCGACCAGCAGCCGCCTTGAATGTAGGCTGATTGAATATTTTCGTAATGTACTTGGCAGTAAGATCCTTCTGAACCTGTCGGAATCCAGGTAAGCGCTTAGTAACTCCGCGAAATCCAAGTTGCTCCAGCGGAGCAGCAACAATTCCGTAAACAGTAGCGCCAATCTTTGCATCATGCTCATTAAGTCCAAGCTGAACAAAATCATCATAAGCAAGACCTCGCTCAAGCTGATATGTTGCTTTAAGTCCACCAGTCAGAAATCCAGCCGTCATACCTGCACTAGCACCTATGGCAGCTCCTGGAATAGCGCCAATGCCGCCAACGGGCGTTGATAGTCCAGCACCTGTTGCACCACCGTAAAGCATACCTGCAGCCGCGAAAAGAAGTGCTTCATCAGCACTCTCCTTGGCTATGAACCCCATAATTGGTAGCTGCTGAGCACCAAGGACTAAGAATTTTGCAAAATGAGAATCTGCTCCAAAGTCATTTGCAGAACCATCCAAAAGCGATCGAAGTTCTTTCATCCTTGGGATGTCACTTGGCCGCTCGTCACCCGCTAGACGCCGATTAACCATCTTGGCAAGTTCTACCTGACCCTTTCCAGCGTCCCAACCCATCTGTACCTCATCCCAGGTACGCTCGACGGCTGTCATGTGCTCACGATCGCGCTCTAAAACGGCTAAGTTGTACGGATCCTCCGCGGCAAATTTGTTGAAAACGGATGCGCCATTTTTTTCGTCAGTGTATTCGTCGTAATTGAACTGCTGCTTTTTAAGCATCGTCTCGAGGTTATCGAGATCGGAGTCGACTACCTCGCTTGGGAGTTTTGTTGTTGCAGCAACATTGAATACACGAGTTGCTCGATCAGGATCGTATTGCAAATCATTGGCTATACTTAGCCGCTGCTTGCGAAGATTTGCATCTTGCTCAGCTCGATACTGTTCAGAGATTGACAGTTCGGCCATTACTCACCTTTCAGACGACGAATAATCTCGCTATCGTCCATGCCATTTTCCATAGCAAAAGCCGCTCGCTGTATATCAAAGTCGTTAACTTTTCCTGTCATTCCAGCTCCACCCATTTCCACTTTAGTTTTTGCTAGCTGTAACAGATACTTATAAACAGTCAAAGGTGAACCAGTGATACTTGTTTGCTTTTCATTGATTATTTCAAGCGGGATATAGGCATCATTTTTCTGCTGCACTGTCATTTTGTAAATGGGAATTTTTTTATCAAACCACATTCTTCCAGCATCCTCGACCCAAGCCTCTTCTTTCAAAAGTCCGACTAAGATACGATTTTTCGATTCCGGATCAAGTTTTACTGGCGGAGTATGCTTGTTCTGTTCCCTGACAATCTCAGCCTGCAGGCGCAGCGAAAGAGCAGCAGCAACCTGTTGCTGCTCTGGACTCTGACCATTTTTACCCATGAATCCGTTAGCAACAAGAACTTCATTAACCATCAGGTGAGGAGCCTTACCGCCGTCATAAACTGGCGTCTTTTCAGAAGCCTTTAGGGCCAGCCACTCAGACTCAACATCATTCCACTCTTTTTCGGCAAAAGCGTTGCGAAACCATGGCTGGTAAATATCCTGTTCAACCTTGCCGCCCTGACCGTAAGGTTGCATCCGATTCCATTCCTCAACAGACATGGATCCATCACCGGGATCAATAAATGTCGTAACGTCTGGCCATTGCTTATCGTACTGCTTCCGAATTGAAGCCTCTTTCAGGGCGTTGTAATGCACTGAGTTCAGGTCCTTCAGCTCATCTGCTGGAACACTCTCAAAGTAGAAGCTCGGATCCTCTTCCATACTCCGATAGGTTTCCTCATATACATCAGCGCTACGCTTGTTTTTTGACGTCACAACATCATTTTCAGCCTGTCGAGCGTACTGGTCAGCCTGATCTCGAACGGAACCCTGAGAATTATTGGCAATGTATTTTTGCTGTTCGCTAAAATTCTCTGGGTAGAGTGTTTGCGCTCTTGTAGCAACATCGTGAGCCTCTATCCTCTTCAGGTTTTCCTTGTCGACCGATATAGCAGAATCCAGCATCTTTGCTGCAGTATCGGCATGAAGAAAATCAGCAATGGACCCAGTGCCCTTTCCTTGCCGAATGTCCTCTGCGGTTAAAGGTCCAATCCCAGAGTTGTATTTTCCATTTGTATTGACAGGTTTTTTACCTTCATTCTCCTGCCAGACAGGAAGTAGTTTGGCAACGTAATTCTGTGTTTCTGCAGGAGCGTGAGCCAACCAGTCGTCGCCGAATTCCTTTTTTGCTTTGGCAACATTAGTGCCACCCCAGTTATAGGCGGCCAGCGCTGCAGCAGGGTCTCCGAAGCGTTCGAGCTGCTTGGCGAGATACTTAGTACCGCCCTGAATGTTCTGGTCAGGATCAAGGCGATCCGTAACTCCCATATCATAAGCAGCGTCCTTTCTGAGCTGCATGAGGCCCTGAGCGCCGGACGCATTTACTGCATCAGGATTGCCACTTGATTCCACATCAATTTGAGCTGCAATCAGCTCAGCCGGTATGTTGTTGGACTTCGATGCTCTAATGATTGATTCAGAATGGTTTCCGAGTGATGTTCCGTAGCCTGTACGGTAAGACAGCGTATCCTGCAAAAGTGGAATCTGTTCACTCTCTGGCATCGCTTCAATAGAGCGTAGCGCCATTTCCTGAGTCATGGATTCACGCTCTTTCGCAGCATCATCGCGACTTACATGACCCTTTTCCTCTCTTGCGTTTATGACATCTAGCTGGCCAAGAACGAGTCCAACACGATCAGCCTGAGAAGCCCCAGGTAGAGACTTCATCGCAAACTCTTTTCCATCTCTATAGCGAGCGTCAGATTCGTCAATCTCTTTGATTCTGGAAAGGCCACCAACAGCAATGCCTCCCTGAGCCTGAATAAGATCGCTTTCAGATCCAATTATTGAAAGATCATCTGGAGCAAGCTGGAACCGTCTTAATACGTCATCTCTAGCCGCCGTAAATTTGCTTGAGTACTTTCCGCCGATCGACTTCCAATCGGGATCGTCCTTCAAGGAATCTCGAATCTGAAGATCAGCTTGATGAATCTCGTTTCTAGCCAGCGCGTAATTAAGTCTGTCCTTCTTTTCTTTCTTGGCAATGAGCTGATTATTGAATTCATCAGTTTTTCTGACAAACTGTTCAGCCAATACTAGGCCACTGGAATCAGGAGAATCCACACGATTGGTTTGCAGAGAAGGTCTCTGGCCGTAGTCAGAAGCCTGTGGAAGCCTTGGCATTATTTATTACCTTTCATCTTATCCATAGTTCTTGGTAAGTCCCATTACGCCACCGCCACTACCAAGATAGGATGGTTGTGATAGATTGGCAGTAGTCCATGGGGTACTACTGGCTGATGGAATTTTTGTAGAACCTCCAAATGCACCCGCACCATAGGCAGACAAAACTGTCGTTGCGGCCTCGATGTATCCGGAATTCAATGCTGCATCTCCTTCCTTCATTGCGTTTTCCGATTTGACGCGATAACCCTCTGCCTCGGTTTCTCCGGTATAAAGCTGCGAGAAAATTCTGTAATCACCCTCAGCGTTAAGATCGCCAAGAATATTGATTACACCTGGATCATCAACTCCGGCACCGGAAGCTGCAGAAACAGCTATTGCCCGAGAGTGCATCCTCTCTTTGACAATCTTGTCACCTGCGATTGCAGCAGTCGTCGCGGCCATAGACCGATTACGCGCATCGCGATAATCTTCAGCTTGCCCGTATGCTACCTTTCTTGCTTGAGCCCCTTTGTTCAGGGCTGCAACGGCCATCACAGCCAGTATCGCTATCTGAGCCATCCGTATAACGCTCCCTGCAAATGTGTAAACCCAAGTCTATTCAGGATTCTACAGCCTTCCGCATGTTCGGCGACAGCCACCAACGGGCCCTTGTATTCTTCGCAAAATTTCATGCTTTCCTTAATAGCTCGCATTACTGTGATCGATCGTAGATAAGGCATTAGCTCAGGAGAAATATCACAGAAGTACTTTCCATAACCATACTCTCGAACAATGCCAATAATCCCAGCAACCTTACCGTCCATCTCGGCGACTATTGCTTTCATGGTGCCATTTTGTGGTGCACCAAAGAATTCAATTATGTCGTCCGATCTTGCAGATCTTGTCAGGATCTTCGGGGTGCTGCCCGTGGACTTGAATACTCCACTGACTGCATTTCCGTAATCACTGCTAAAATCGTACAAGGCCGCGGCGCTGCTGCTTGCAGGCATATTCGTGAATCCTCATCCCATGTTCCACCAAATGGGAAATCATCCTCATGGTAGGTGGCGTAAATTTGATTAGGCGTCTGTACTTGCCCTCTCGATACCTTCGGCAAATCTTGAAGATTGTTAAAATCAGGTCCGTATTGAAGTCCCTGATAGTGCATATTTTGGGCAATGAACCCAATGCGATTGACCTTCTTCTTTTCTAGCAAACCAATACCCGTCAGTTCGGCCAATTTTGCACTCTTGTATTGAGCGGTATAACCAAGTCCAACAATCACCTCAGAGGCTGCAACAGCAAGCGCGTTTGTTAAAGCTCCACCAGCAGTCACAACGTCAGTACCGATATCAATACCATCAGCCCAGATAACGACCGTTTCATCACGCAGATGTAGAAGCTCGGTTGTAAATGGCGCCGTTGTTGGTGCTCCTGAATAATGAACGAAAGAGTCAGCCATCTTGTTAATGGTGCCTCCTTCCGCCTCAGACTCGAGCGCCCACTTGCATAGGTGACGCTGATCCGCTCCATTGATAGTGCGCTTTACGACGTAGTAGACCTGATCCTCAACTACACCCGGCAACACTGAAACATCCTCAATCATTCCCCCGGCGCCAAGCGAATTAATTTCAACCCAACAAATCACATTCTCAAGACGATCGAACACAAGCATTCCAACGGTTCCATCTTCTCGAACGCAATGTACTCGGATGTCAGGTTTCATTTGCACGGCTATTTGAGTAATGCCAACTTTATTGAAATCTGGCGCAAAGATAGACAGATCAAGCGACTTGTAATCCTGCTCATCGAGATTATAGGTCAGCTCATACAGGCGTTGATTGGTGCGATCAACAAATACACCCCTGGAACTTACCGTTTTGACATTGAAGTTGAATGGAGTGAGCGGCTCGTCGAATGAGTTCGACCGTGCACCAAGAGGTGAATTGCCATCAAAATTCCTAGCATCAACATTGGCTGAATTGTCCGAAGTACCAAAAAGCAGCCGACCCATAGAAAGAAGCCAATGAATAACTCTGATTGGACCAAATCCTATACTTCTGGATATTGGACCGCTGTCACCCTCGACGTTATCATCGAACGATTCGTAAGAATCAGAAACGGATCCCCATATTTTATCAAGACCAGCCCACCACAATCGACCTTCATGCAAGGAAACAGCAGTTGGATAACCCCTAGCCGCTGACCATTCGCCCTCCCACCAATCCTTACTTGGTAAAATGCTGCCAAAGTCCTGCAGGACCTGACCAAATAGTGTCGTAGAGTTATTGAAGAATCGTGCACGAAAAATACCCTGAATTGATCCGCCGGTATAAGTGAGCGTGACGGTTGCAGTTCCGGTAGGAACACCTCCAGATTTTGTGCCAATCCGATAATAGATTATCTGACCTTCTTGACCGTCCGTATAATTGGTCGATATTGGAGACGTAAATGTAGTGCCTTGATCGCTCCATGGAGCATCACCAGTAAATGAAAACTGTAGATGAATAGTTCCTGTGAAAGTACCTTCGACAATAATGCCAAATGTTCTGGCAGTGGTAGATCCTGTAACTCTGATCGGGGCTGTCCACTCATCACCGGGCGCGTTTACATCTGCCGTAACAGTCTGACCTTGAGAGGCAACTCGCCATAATGATCTAAACGTGGCGTGTTCAGCCTTGAATATAGGTTTTGATGCAGTAAGAGTAATGTCTCCGGCAATAGCTGATGCCTGAAGAGTAATTCCAGAGGTGTTTTGCACTCGAAATGGGCCATCTTCTGGAAGGTAGTAAGACACTGACCATGAACGTCCATCTCCTCGACGCTCAATTTTAGTAAGCCTCTCAGCGTTGTATTGAAGGCCAGTAAGGTCAGTATTTTTACAGGCCACATAAATGACATCGCCAGATTGTGTCCACCGTAAATATTTTAAGTCTGTACCGGAATACGCTGTAGGTATATCGAGCAGAGTATTGGTTTTAACGACGACACTCTGTACCCATACATCAAACTTACGCTCATTAGAAAGCTCAACGTAATAGTCTCCGGTTGGCGTAAAGGCAAGTACATGAATTCCAGTATCTAGCAATGTCTCGGTAACATAGTCATCCAGACTAACCACTGATCCAATCTTAAATCTGACTGGCCCCTCTCTAACACTTACTTCCAGCGCGTGTTCTATTCCGACATCAGTAACTGCGACGCGCTGCCGTATGATGCCGAAATCAGTGCCATCTCCATGTATTTTTGCATCACCAGCGACGTTTAATGCAACACCATTAGTATCAGATACATCCTGCCAATCGTTTACACCTACCCCAAGAGGTGAGTTAAAACTGGGATCTGTAATGGTATCTACCGTAGCTGGGAAAAAAACTGGTACATCATTTATTCTGACGCGCATATAGGTGATACCCATCTCAAGCATCGCCGTATCATCAACGCCAAAGGTGAAAGGTATATTCCTGAATGGAAATGTGGGAAATCTTCCGCTACCGATATACTCAAGCCCAGGACGGATCATCATCGATCCGAGCACCCGAGGAACCCAGTTAGTCTGGGTCTCGGCAGACATGGCCATACGCTCTAAATCAATGCGTGATAATCCCCTCGGAGAGATAACTCCCCGATTGAATGCCAGCAGCTCTCTAGTATCGTCAGCCATTATCCGATCAGTTGACCACGATTACCGCGGTCTCTACGTCCACTCCTGCCGCGCCTAGAATTGGCCCAGCCCCCCTGTGGCGCGAACTGTGCTGGAGACTCCATTGCATCAGTTCCTTTTGCCTTTAGAAGCGCTCGTTCAAACTTCGCTTCCATCGTTCTTTCTTTCAAATCAAGACCGGAGATTCTTGGCGCAACTTTGTATGCCAAATAATGCTCAACAAACTCCGTAAAATTTGGTGGCCAGAGCGAGTAATCCCCACCAAACTGTAAATCTGATGACACGTACTGCAAGTAAATAATTTCTGTATCGCAAAAAATCCACTGAGCTTCATCCGAATACTGAGTAATAGGCATCTTAAACCGTTCGTCGTAACAAACCATCATGGTGCGAAGAAAATCTGCTGGCGGCTTCTCAAAACCATATTGATAGCCAAATGCTGGAGTTACTGATGGATTTGCGACGAGCTCTACCGATCGGGCAGCAAAGTTCCATTGCCCCATCTGCAGGCAGCGCTTAACCATATCGTTATCCCAAATATCATCGCACTCATAGCGCGGCTCGCGATTCTCAGTCAGATCGGCCAGACGGCGCTCACCAAGGATAGTCAATGCGCCATTGTAAATCGATAATTGGTCAGTCATGTCTTACTCCAAGCCAGCGCATCCCTGCGCTAATGTTCATTCCTTGATCGGCAATTCTACTTAGGTTTAACCCGATCGACAGCCATCTGATGATTCAGCGCCGCTCTTTCTGCCAGTGATTTTGACGCGAATCCGTCCTTCATTACCTTTCCGTCACGCAAAAAACGGAATTTATAAACCGCACCAGCATAATCAACCGAATAGCGAGATGGCTCTGCGCGAGTTGAAGCATTGCTGCGAAGGTCATAAAAGGTCTTTTTCACAACATGAGCGAATTCACGCCCACAGTTTGCAACGTGCAATACCAGCTCCCACTCACCATTGTCCGGGCGAACAATGAGAGTATCGCCAATCGTCATGCGAGTTGAGACATGAGCCCAGAATCCCTCATCCATGCACTGCTCTGGCGTTACACCAACCGGAACATTAACCCGCAAGTGAGTGTTGTACTCTGCCTCGAGCCCTGTCCTGGAAAGGATTACTGGATTAGCCCGAGCTGTTTCGGGTTCGTCGGACTCGACTTCTGGTTCTACTACTTGTGCTGCTTCAGACATTATCTTCTCCAAACAAGAAAGGGGTAGACCCGAATGAGTCTACCCCTCGCATTGTCACGCAGATTACCCGGCTATACCAGTTATACCAACGGGATGTCGTTCACATCTGCTGCCGTAGCTGTTACTGCCGCTACGAAGTGCAATGACGTCAACGGAGTAGCTGTGTCGGCAACAATAACCAAGTCACCAACCTTCATTCCGAGATCGATGCCGTTACTGAAGTAGTTAGCTCCATTCACAGTTGCACGAGCGTCTGCTGATTTGTAGGTCCAAATTGCCGGACCCTTCTCACCCATTGCTGGAACCGCTACCTGCGGAGGATTTGTAGTTGCATAAGCCATTTCAAAGTCTCCTTATGCCGCTGCAAGAGCAGAACCGTCATGTGCTACCAAGCACACACCAGAATTCTGAAGCAGTTGTGAGCCCATGTAGATCGAAGTGCGGCACCAGCTATAGTCCTGCTCCTCGTCATACCCCGCCCGCGCTTCCAGATCGTCGGAATTGTACGCATGGCCGATTGCAGACTTGTGGAACATATAGCATTCCTCAGTCGCAGAGCCAGCGCCACCGCCGCCTGTCAGGTTAGGATGAACGACCCAGTTAATTCCCAACCAGCGATATGCTACTGGACGGTCACGCCATGCTGGATCAGCGGCGTCAAAAGGACCATTCATGGTGTAATCGCGAGAACTGAAGTCGTTTTCGCCCATCATGTAGGCCTCGTAGGCTGGCGTCACAATAAACGTGATGTTGCCATCCCAAGGTACATCGTTGTTACCAAGTACCGTTTTCGCACGGAGAGTACGAAGTGTTGATGCTACTACCGCCGCACCGATATTCACGGTGCTGGTTGCAAGCTCGCCAAGAATGTCCTGGTCAATCTTGCGATTGATTACGCCCATCGACGTTTTCTGCATGATCGCGCGCTGGTTTCCCTGCGATGCGAAGATGTTGAAATCAGTCTTGCGTACCAGATCATGCCATTCGACAAGTGTCGCAACGGGCTGGCTGAGGTTATCGCCGCGAGCCGGAATCAATCCGTTTACGCCGCGAGTCTTAGCGGTTGCTCCGCCAGAGTCAGCTACCAGAAATGTCGCCTGATTACCCTTGATGACCGATTCGGTCGTGGTAAACGTGCGAATTAATGACTGTAGCTGTTCAAAACCGGAAATGAATTCTTGCCGGTATTGGATTTGAAATGCTGTTTCGGCCATGTTGGCTCTCCAAAAGTTAGATTATCCATAATCCACTGTCGGGGTAGCCTGATCTTGCTGACCTTATGGGGTGTCCGATTAGGAGCCATAAGTTTCGGCATCAGGAGCCGTTGGGCGCCGGGGCTCTTACGAGGGTGTCCAGCTAGGTGTGGTAGGCGAAATTTACAGCGCCCAACCGTTGAATGCAATAGCGGCTGTAACTTAGTTACAGTCTACTGCACTCATCCACCTAGCTTCGGTCCCTGTCTTAGAGGTGTTCTGGCCTGACTAGAAGGAGTTGCCGGGAGCGCCATAGTGCCACTAAACCCAGGAGCTTCTGACTTATCCTTTTTAGTCAGACTTTTGAACCTTTCTGAGGTTTGGATTTTGCTAAATAGACCAGCCATATCAATTACCTGCTCAATGTAGTTTGAATTCCGCCAAGGCTTTTAGACATTCTGGTTCCTGCTGGCCTGCTTGGTGTGTTTGTTGGAGAAGAGGTTGGAGCGGTTGGAGCCCTTCCGGTATATGCGGCTGATCCAAAACCCTTTGATAACGGACCCCTTGCCCTGACCTTTTTGATTAAACTTCCCATAAATAATCCCTTATTTTGCTGCTTGTTTAATCCGGATATCGTACAGCGATCTCAATCGATCCTGCTTTGCGACATCGTTATTGTATTCTGTCCGATGCTCTTTCATAAACTTTTCGAGATCCTTAATCTCGTCATTCAGGGACTGTTGAGCAGTAATGCTATCGCCGCCCATTTCCATAACGGGATTAGTGACGCGAGCCAGTGCAGCCAAACCCTTTAGAACATTAGGATCGTTCATAAAGGCCCGACCGTCCTGATAGCGGCCATTCAGAATCTGTTCGGCAGCTTCCTTGCCAAAGGTCGACGCAACCAGACCATTGACCAGATTGATGTTGGCGCGGTAGTCGGGACCCCAATCCGTGCGAAGCTGGTCGTTTGCTTCTGTGGATTGCTGTAAATCCATTTGCGCGATTTGATCTTGCTGCTGTTCGGCAAAATTGTTGTACCACTCGATTGCTGCATGAGCGTATTCCGGAGGCGCGTTTTTGGCGTGTAAAGCCCCCATGAAATCCTCGAAGATTGCTTTGTCTTGTTCACCAACAACCATTCCTGTAGGTAAATTCTCCAAATATCCCTTCGGTTCTGCCGGAATACCATTGGCTTCGCGATACGCTGCGATGTCCTCCGGCTTAGCTTCAGGTCCAGGAGGGGCCTTATAGGCGCCACTTGAAATAACTGTACGCTGCTCGCGAAACGCATTACCAAGATCGGCAGCAGAATTATAGCGCTGCAACGTCGACAAAAACTTGTCGTCATCACCAGCAATCTCTTTGCGCCAGTCTTTGTTTTTCAGGCCATCGAATTCCGTCAGAAAAGCGTCCGGCGTCTCATAAGACTTCAGCGCCTCAGCACGATCGGCGTTATCGCCGACCAGAGACGTCGACCAATGATCTTCACCGGGATTGATGGTTGTAACTGTTTTCTGTTCTGCTGGCATTATGATTGTTCCTTAATTGATCGAGATGCGATTTTATCTGGGTCCGTCCTTGTCGGTGCCGCCTTTAGCATCCATACCAAAGTGGTTCCTGCGTGTCTCCTGCCTTCAGCAAACGCCGTGGAATACGGATCTCCAGGACGAAAACTTGTGTCGTGTGTACCGAATGCGCGAATCATATACTCCAACGCCATTCTCTGCTGCCTTTCACTAGCCTGACCCTCCCAGACCGCACGGAGAGCTTGAACTTCAGCTTCCGTGTAGTCCGGACGCGCCAGAGGATCCTGTTTCGGCTTGCAGGATGCTACATCCTCCTGAATCATGCAGCCTGCTCAGCTTGTGAAAAATCTCTCGCCGCCTGACCGCCTGACTTGGCCAGTTCCATCTGCTCCTCAGCTCGAGCCTGTTCGGCATTCGCCTGCATAATGGCTGCAACCTGATCTTCGGTCCTGAGATGTCGCGCCTCTACGCCGATTCCTTCCAGAGCTGCTCGCAACGCTGAATTCGTATCCATGAGAACACCAGCATTCGGATCCAGAGCCATCGCGCGCTCAATGATATCGCTCGATTCGAGGAATGTTGACGCCTCTTTACGCTCGATCGCATCGTGTAACGGCGAAACAAACTTGAAGTGAATGTTGCGGCCCTGAAGATTGCGAGGAATATCCTGAACAGATCCAAAATAGCCAGCACGTAAAAGACCGTCGAAGGTGTCCTCACAGAGTTGCCCATTGTATTCGTGCTCCATGGGCTCAAAGAGTGGTAAGGCTGCCCGAACATACTCTTCTACGCGCTGGCCCGTCTCGAAAGCCGTCATATCACCTTCCGGCGGCGGCAATGTCAGCTTGTTGATGTAAAAAGCCTCAGCAAGCATGGACATCTGATGATCGCGAACCTCATAACCCTTCGGCAAACCAGTCCTGTCCTGACTCAATGGCCTGAGAACTTCGCCTTTTCGTTCGTCGTATTCAGAATCGGCCCAGGTAATGCCGCCTGAAAATAATTGAATATCGCCCCTGACCGCTTCAGTGGTCGCAATCATCGGTGGACGCACGGACATTTCGCCAGCCTCCAGCAACGTCAGCGACATGGCCTGAAGCAGACGAGCGTCCGGCAACCCGGCAACAGCGGCAGGAGAATACGCATACTGTGATCCGGATACTGTCTGCCAACGTGGCAGCGTAAAACCATGACTCATCACACCGTATTCGCCCATAATGTGATTGTTCTGAACGTCCAGATACACCAGCATCCATGGGTATTTGGCGCCCTGATCCATCTGCCCACGGTAAACGTCGGTCGATACGATCAGCCGCATACAATCAGCCTTAGCGATATTGTCGTTGACCTTTACTCTGGTCATGTTCGGATGAAGATTCAATTTCAGCTCTTTAAGCTGCTTGATTGTCGGCTTCCACTTCACATAAATCTCGCCGATCGCACCATCGGCCTTCTCACTCCAAGCAACATCACGAAGATGCCACGTTCGATACAACAGGTGCGGAACCTCAGCGTTATAAACAATCTCTCGCGAAATACAGCATTGGCCCGTCAGAGCAAAATCAGCATCGCCTTGTGAGGTGGCACGAATGAACTGAGCCTTGCGATCGTACATCGCAGATCGCTGTCTTTTTGTCGCCCACTGCAACCACGCTTTGTCGGACTGACTTAATGAAGGTTCATCATCAACCGAAATCTCAAACCAGTCTTTGGCTCGAGGACGCAACATCGCCGCAAATGAATTGCTCAGGTCACGGTGCACAATGATTGGATAGCTTGAATACAGGTTATCGGCAAATTCCTCACCAATATAACGATTCACTGTGAAGTCGGCACGTTGCGGGTAGAAATTCTCCGCCAGCTCTTGCCAGAGACTTACTATGGCTTTGCGTTCTGAAAAGAACGTCGAGCCACGAATAATCAGATCTTGAGGTCGCATCATTTACCCCAGTTTGTCGGAGTTCGTGAGAACCGTACCGGCTCTCGATCCTTGGCGCTTTGCTGCCTTGCGACGCTCGTTACGCTTTAGTAATTCAGCGTCCGGAACATCAGCACCAGCGTAAATCTGGTCCAGCGCATTTTGCTTCTTAGCTGTCTTTTCGAGATTTATTTCATGCTTTGTCTTGTAGCCCTTAAAGGTGCTCAAATTCCATAACCTAGCACCAGTATTTTTCAATCCAGACATCAGTGTCTCCTTGAGCCACGCCGAGGACCATAATTGACTTGCGGTTGACGCTTTCCGGCCAGTGTACCCACTCTCTGATCCTGCCGCCACGCCGTCGCCATAGTAAGCGCTTTATCGCCAGCACTCCAGCACATCATAACCGCATCACCGCGGTCTGGCGATCGCCGCAATAACTTCACAACATCCTTCTTCGGCGTCACCTTGATTCCATTCGGAGTCAATTCCCATGTCGTCGCCGTCAAATCAGATACCAGCATCGGATCATCCGGCAACGCAATCGGGCTGCCACCATCCTGCCCAGGATCAAGAGCCTCACGAAAACGCCAGATAATCTCCGCACGTTTGTTGAAAAACTTGAGTTTCTTGTCCTCCGTTCGCCGTACCGACGGATCTACCCCAAGATGGCCAACACAAGTCACACCATTCTCGGTCAAATGACCGTATGCCTGTGCCCCCGTCGTTTCACCAACATCCAAAACAACCACAGAATCATGCCTGCGATGCTTGATAACCTTCGCTGCCAAGTCCGTACCGTGCGGCGTTTCTGCCCCCGGCGCGCAAATCAACGGCGCAAACCAGCCATCATGCCGAATTGAGATAGCACTCTCGTCCTTGCCACGAGCTCCATCGATACCCATCGCACATTGCGGAATCTGAAACGGCGGATCCGACGTCCAACGACCCTGAGCAAGACGAATCCAGTCGGTCGGAATAACCTGATCTGAATTGTCAACACGAGCGGCCATGAAGTTGCCATCACGAATCGCACTCCTGAGCGGCTCCGGCAACGCATCCAACTGCGCCGCATAACCTGAATCACGATAAAATGGATTGTCGTCCAAGGTCCCAGGTATGAAAGTCCTCGACATCGGAATCAAATACTTGTCACTACCATCATCGTTAAAATTGCCGCTCGGAATCTTTACATCAGGACCATCTATCCAAAAGTCCTGACCATCTTCATCCGATACACACCAACGCAATTCACCGGGCTTGGCTGGCTTCGGATACCG